TGGAAGCACTTAAGAAAAAAGCAGATTCTGCAATTGATAAAGCAAGAAATACTTCTCCTATTGGTGGAAATAGATATGCTAATCAAATGAAGCAATTGAATCAATCTTTTGACTATGATGATGCATATGATTATGTTATTGAAATGCTAGTTGCTGCAGATTACGCAGAGAGTTATGAAGCAGCAGAAGTAATGTTTGAGCACATTAGTGATGAGTTCACTGCAACTATTCTTGAAGAGTATATTGAAGAAAAGGCAAGAGGAACTAGAAAGAAGACAACAGTTCACGCATATGATGTTGACGAAACTCTCTTTGGACACGGCAAGAAAGGCAAACCAAACGTTCAAGTTCACGTTAAGGACGCATCTGGAAAGAGAGTTAAGAGTCTAAGCAACCAAGAGTTCAATACTCATAAGTTAGATAAGGGTCATTCTTATGACTTCAGTGAGTTCCAGAGTGCTAAGAAGTTCAAGGAAACTTCAAGTCCAAATAAGAAAGTAATTAGAGATATTAAGAGAAAGCAGGCAAGAGGACAAAATGTTCATCTTATTACTGCTCGTTCTAAGTTTGATAATCCAAGTGAATTCCAGGGACACCTAAAGAAGCACGGTGTTGACGTAGATAAGAAGAACATTCACTACACTGGAGGAATGAAGGGTGGTGATATTGGTAAGAAAAAAGTTGATGTTGCGAATGCAGTAGCAAAGCAAAGTGGTGCTAAGAAAATCCATATGTATGATGATGCTGCCAAAGTCCATAAGGCATTTGAAAAAGAAAAGAAAGAAGCACCAACAACAAAGAAAATTAAGACTCATATGGTTGCACCCGATAAGAGTGGTGAATCAAGAGTTCGTTCTTATCAGGCAACTAAGACTGAAGAGATGAGTTCATATGAATACTGGAAACAGTTTATTGATTGATAATGAAATTTGATTTTTCCTTCGGAAAGAAAAAAAGAGGAATTATAGAATGGGCAAAAATCTCAGTGGTGCTTGAGGGCATCATTGAGATTTTGTCTTCTTTATTAAAAATAGATAAGAAGAAACTTTGGGATATTGTAGATGAAATCCAAAGAGAACTTCTAAAAAGAGGTTGGATTGATGATACTGTAAATGATTATGTCATCAATACACCAGAACTATTAGACCAAAGAATTGAACGTGATGTTGATAAAGCAATAGAAGAATATAAAAAACTGGAAGAACCAGAACCAGTCAATATGAAGAATGAAGTGATATTAAAAGAAATTGAAAAACCAAAATATACAGAGACTCAAAAGAAGATTGTGAAAGATGCTGTATATTATGAAAAAGAACCAGATGGTAGCAAAGCACAGGACCTTCTAGGTGGAGAGATGGGAATAAAAGCAAGTTGGAATCTTGATGAAGATAAATAAACGATAAATATTATTAAGAAAAGTACTTTTCAATACCCATAAAGAAGATGAAGAAAGAAGACTTGGATGCTTTAGCAGGTTTATATGAGGGTGTTTATTCACCTGCAAATAGTGGTGAATATCTGGTAGAGGAGTTAAATCTACAAGAAGCACCAATGACTGCTTTCCAAGCAGCAGGTGGTAATGCAAAATTAGCTCAACTTAATAAGGGAAGATCTCCAAGATCAGGTAGAGTTACTGCAGCTCAACTCGAAAGACAAGGACAAGAAAATTTATTTAAAGCTGGTGGTGGAAATGCTGCAATTGCAAAGGGACCTACTAGAACCCAGAATGTGAGGGGTGGTAGCACAAGACAAGTTCCAACCCTAACTAGACAAGATATTATTAATAGAGGATCTGTTGCAGCAACAAAACCAGCATCAACTGCTCCAAAACCACCTACACCAAAACCTGGAGATACTACTCCAGCAGCAAATAGACCAGCAACTCCTGCAGCAAAACCAGCAGCATCAGCACCAGGTGCTGCAAAGGTTGCTCCATCTTCGACAAAACCAGCAACCCCAGCAAAACCAGCAGGGTCAGCAATGGACCAGTGGGCTGCCGCTAATCCAAAACTTGCTGCAGCAAAAGCAGAAAGAGATAGAACAAGAGGAACTAGTGCAACTACAAATCCTCTAATGAAGGATTTTAAAGATAGACTTCCTGCTCCAAAAGCACCATCACCTTCCACATCATCAACTGCATTTGCGAAGACATCTCCTTCATTGAGTTCTTCATCTTCTGCAGTTAAGTCTGCTGGAACTACAGCAGCTGCTAAACCAACCACAAATCAAACTTCAACCGCATTTTCTAGCCCATCTTTAGTTAAACCAGCAGCACCTGCACCTGCAGCAAAACCAGCTGCAACAATGCAAAAGAGACCAGCAGGACCTGGTACTGGTGCAATGACTAGAGGTGGAGCATCAGGCGATGTTGGTCCAAATGCTAGAACAATTCGTAGTTCCTATGAGTGGGGTTCAAAAGCAACTCTCAAGGATGTTGCAAGTCTCTATAGTTCAATCTATGAGGGCAAAAAGAAGGACCAAGACCAAGATGGTGATAATGATTTCGCAGATGTAAGAATTGCAAGAATGATTGCATCTGGAATGTCCAAAGCAGAGGCAATTGCAGCAGTTAGAAACAAAGAATATAATGAAGAGTTTGAACTTGATGAAGCAACCAGAATGCGTAAGGAACTCGGCAAGGAAGGTGAAACTGCAGTCCGTAAAGAACTTGCAGCACGTTCAAAGGCATACAAGCGTTCTGGAAGTGTAGATAAGACCATTGCAGCAGCAGAGAGAGGTGCTGACCGTCCTTATATCAAGCACAAACGTGATGAGTCTGACTCGGACAGAAAGAAGAGAGAAGAAAGACAAAGCAGAACCCTAAGAGGTCTAGCAGCATCCAGAAGAGGTTCTGTAAGAGATAGACCAAGAGTAGAATTAAGAGGTTATGCTGCTAAAGTAGAAGGTAGTGATAAGGACCTACAAACATCAAGACAAAAAGCAATGTCTGCTGGAACTCTAACTCCAAGAGAGAAAAAACAGTTAGGTGAAGTTTATGAGATTGTAGCATCATACCTTCTTGAAAACAACTTTGCCGAAACACTCAATGATGCAAATGTAATCATTGAAAATATGAGTGAAGTATGGTTGGACGAAATTCTTGCAGAAAAGAGTGGAGAACAACCACTACCTTATGGTCGTATGATGAAAAAGTCAGATGAACTTGCTGATTCTGATGATAAAAAGAAAAGAAAAAGAGCAGCAAGCATCTACTTAGCAGCAAATGCTCCTAAGGGACCAAAGATTAAAGTTAGATGATACATTTCACATAATTTTACACCCTCTTGACGGGGGTGTTTTTTTATGTCTAAAATGACTCTGTGGAGTTTCAAGAAAATTCTAGGTTCTAAATATCTCAAAGTACAATAATACAATATGAGTTATGAAAACCCTTGGAGATTCAATGGGGAAATTTTTGAGTCAGATAATATTCAAGATAATTTTGGTTTTGTATATCTTATATCTTGCATTCCGACTGGTCGCAAATATATTGGTAGAAAGTATTTCTGGAGTTTCCGCACACCAAGAGGAAAATCTAGAAAAGTTAAGTCAGAGTCCGATTGGAAAAAGTATTACGGCTCCTGTCCTGAACTCAAAGTCGATGTTAACGTTTGGGGGAAAGAGTCATTTAGTAGAACAATCCTCAGTCTTCATAAAACAAAAGGAAAATGCAATTACGAAGAGACAAGACAACTCTTTGTAAATAACGTTTTGATTGAGTCTCTTGACGACGGGACTCCTGCGTATTATAATTCTAATGTCCTAGGAAGATATTATCGGAAGGATTATTTTAATGAGTGACCTAAAAGTTAAAAAAGTCTGCAATACACTTATTGAAGACCATATCAATCGTATGCACGAATTGTGTGATGAGGGTCGAATCAAAGATGCTGAAAGTGTTTATGGTGAGATTCGAGATTGGGTGATTCAGAAAGAAAATCTGGAAGTTTTATCTTTGGAATATATTAGTGGTTATTTTCCAGATTTGTAATATTTCTAAATAATCACTTATAATGCAAAATCCAATTTTTGGATCCCTATTATGAGTAGGGTTTTTTATTATGAGAATGTGAATGAAAATTTAGAGCCGTGGGTACTGCCCCTGAGACGGGGAATTTCTCCTTTACCTAGACGGATGTAGAGTTCAATTAATTTTAATGCAATCTATCTTTACAGTAGCCTTGCCCCTTCTGGCAACGGTTACAACCAGTACGGCATCACTGCCATTCGTCAACTACAAGATGCAAGGTCCTCCACCTCCAGTGGAACCAACAAATAAACAATTTTCCGTTATTAAAGAATTTGACCTTGTAGATGAAAAGAAGACAGCAATCCGAGAGGTTGCTCCCGAAAAGCCAAAAGAGAAAAGACTAATTTGTAAAGGGTGTAATGAACATGAAAATGCTGCCCTGGCATTCTTCCAGGATCGTGGCATTAAAGACAGAAACGCCCTTGCTACCATCATGGGTAATATTCGTCAGGAATCTACTTTTATTCCTAACATTTGTGAAGGTGGTAGTAGAACCAGTTGGAGTAATTGCGGTGGCGGTTACGGACTGATTCAATGGACATCTGCCAATAGATATTATGGATTGGGTGATTTTGCTAAGAGGTATGGTGGTTCACCATCATCACTTCACACGCAACTTCGTTATCTAACGACTGAAGTTCAATGGCAACGAATTCAAGATAGGATGAAAACTCCTGGTAAATCTATTGATCGTTACATGGACTATGCGTATAGTTGGATTGGTTGGGGGCATCATGGTGCTCGCACATCTTATGCCTATGATTATGCTTCCAGACTGATCACGGTAGAAATTTGATACAATAGAATAGATGGGGAAAGTAATATACTTTCCCTATTGCTAAAATAAATTAAATGAATTAAACTAATAATATATTGCGGGCATGGTGTAGCGGTAACATACCATCCTTCCAAGTTGTAGTCACGGGTTCGATCCCCGTTGCCCGCTTTTTATGAAATAAATATCTTATTAATATATGGTGAATAAAATGCTAAAAATAAGATGTAAAAATTGTAACATTGAATTGGAGTCTCACCCAATAAAAACAAAATGTTGTGGTTGTGATAATATTACAACAATAACAGGAGAGAAAATTACTGCCCTGGATTTATCTTTAGTTGAACTTATAATTTCTGGAAAGGATAATTCTCCCAAGACTGTATTAAGCAGAGAAGATTTGCTCTATCAAGAATCTAGAAGAAATAGAAAAGTAAAAAAACTTGAATTTGAAATTAAATAATTATGATAAAATCAATAAAATCAATAAAATCAATTACAGTTGTTGGAGGGGGAACATCTGCTTGGTTGACTGCTTCTTATCTAGTTTCAAAATGTTCCCCAGATGTTAATATAACTGTTATTGATAAATTTGATGGTTCTCCAGTTGGGGTTGGTGAAGCAACACTAATTCCATTTTTATCTTTTATGGAAAAGTGTGGATTTTCCGAAAAAGAATGGTTTAATGAAATTGATGCCACGATTAAAGGAGGTATATTATTTGAAAATTGGCAGATTGATGGTGAAAATATATGGCATCCATTCTCCTATGCGAAGTTTGGTAGTAACTATGATAATAATTTGAGTCTTTGGTCAAATACTCAGCACTTAAATTTTGTTGATTATGGACTACCAGATTATGAATTGTATATTGCAAATAAAAAAGTTAATTTGGAATCTGTAAAATCAATTGCCAGACATATTGATTGTGGAAAACTTGTAAAATTTATAAAAGAAAAATTACAAGATAAAATTTCTTTTATAAACTCAGAAGTTGTTGATGTTGTAAAAAATAATGATGGATATATTGCAAGTATTAAACTAAAAAATAATCAACAAATAAAATCTGACTTATATATTGATTGTACTGGATTTAAAAAAGTATTAAGTAATGATAGTATAAAAGTAGATTTATCGAATAGATTATTTTGTGATACTGCAATCGCAGGTCATATACCATATAAAGATAGAAAAAGCGAACTCCATCCGTACACTGCATCTGATGCAGTTGAGCATGGATGGATATGGAAAATACCAGTTAAAAGTAGAATTGGTAGTGGATTAGTTTTCAATAGATCAATTACTGATATTGATACTGCAAAAGATTATTTTGTTAAGTACTGGGATAACAGAGTAGAAAAAGAATCCTTAAAAGTTATTGACTGGACACCTTACTACAGTGAAAAATTCTGGAATGCTAATGTTGTAAATATCGGATTATCTGCCGGATTTATTGAACCACTTGAAAGTACAGGACTTCAGTTTATCCAAATGGGAATCGAATTATTGGATAGAGTATTAAATTCTTCTTTTTATAGTCAAGATGATATAACTTTATATAATAATAAGATGACCATTGCATATGATGAAACTGTAGATTATGTTTCTATGCATTATTTT